CGCACCACAGACTTTGTGACCGGCGGCGACTTCTTCGCCAACACCGTGAACAACGAGATGGATCAGCAGACCATCTTTGCGCAGCAGAATGCGGAAGGGTTGCAGCGTGCATTGAGCGCACCACAGACTGATCCAACCTCGATCAACATGACGCTGCCACGCGCCAGCCTGCGTGCGAACAAAGCGCTTGGTTTTGATGCGGACGGCAACCCTGCCATTGCTGACACCCTGGGCACCAACCGTGGCAACTGGGCTGCAAGCTCGCTGTACTACGTCCGAGACATTGTCAAAGACACGACCAACAGCAACATCTGGCAATGTATTGTCCAGCACACATCCAGCGGATCGCAGCCGATCAACACCAACGCAGACAGCGCCAAGTGGACACTGCTGGTGGATGCCGCAGCTGCAGCGACAAGCGCAACAAACGCAGCTGCGTCTGCGTCTGCTGCGGCTACCAGTGCAAGCGGCGCATCAAGCTCGGCCTCTGCGGCCAGCACCAGTGCCAGCAATGCTTCTACATCGGCTTCAAATGCGTCAAGCTCTGCGTCTGCTGCTGCCTCAAGCGCATCATCCGCTGCAGCCAGCTATGACAGTTTTGATGATCGCTATCTGGGTGCCAAGTCAAGCGACCCAACATTGGACAATGACAGCCAAACATTGATTGACGGTGCGCTGTACTTCGACACAACAAACAATGTGATGAAGGTTTACGACCTGGGCAACACGATTTGGAAACGCACTACCCCGACCAGCTCAGATCAGGCCAACATTGATGCTGCAGTGGCCAATGCCACAAACATCAACACGGTCGCTGGCATCTCTGCAAACGTCACCACGGTGGCGACCAACAACGCGAACGTGACCACGGTTGCTACCAACATTGCATCGGTAAACACCAACGCGACCAACATCGCCAACATCAACCAGAACGCCGCGAACATTGCGGCGATTCAGACCGCCAGCTCCAACGCAACGGCTGCTGCTGCGTCTGCAGCCTCTGCCTCCACCCAGGCAAACAACGCTGCTGCTTCGGCTGCTGCGGCCTCTGCTGTGGCCTTGGGTGATGAGCCAGTACGCCCTGCGATTCGCCCCAGCCTGCTGCTGGACTTCGCCAACAGCAAAGAGCTCGATCCTCGCATCACCTTCACCCGCGCCAGCACTGCCACGTTCTACGGCACTCAAACGGCAAAGGCTGAGGAAAATTTGCTGGTGCAGTCGCAGGACTTCACTACGACTTGGGCAACACAGGGTATTACTACAACCGCAAACACCAGCACCGCCCCTGACGGAACAACAACTGCTGACACCATTACTGAAACAACAGCAAATTCGGCTCACCGAACCGAACAAACCGTAGCAACATCTGGAACTGTTACTTTAAGTGTTTTTGCAAAACCAGGCTCTGGTACACGGTTTTTAACTATTGGCGTAAGCCGAGATGCGACACACGCATCTTCTGCCACTTTTGATTTGTCACTTGGTACGAATACGCAAACACGAGCTGATGGGGGTGTTTATTCTTCCGCATCTGCGACCATTACTTCTGTTGCTCAAGGGTTTTACCGTTGCACACTTACAGTCACCACGGACACCTGCAACACTGCGCGTGTTGGACTTAATGACACTGGTACGCCAACATCAGGAAACCGAGGTTTTGGCGCAGGCTATACAGGCGATGGCACATCAAGCCTAATCCTTTGGGGCGCTCAACTAGAGCAACGCTCCGCAGTCACAGCTTACACCCCCACAACCACACAGCCAATCACCAACTACATCCCTCAGTTGCTTACAGCAGCGTCTGGTGTGGCACGGTTTGACCACAACCCAACTACGTTTGAGAGCTTGGGGCTGGAGATTGAGGAGCAGCGGACGAATCTGTTTACTTACTCTGAGCAGTTTAGTGATGCGGCTTGGACAAAAGGTCTTTCAAGCATTACGGCCAACACCATCATTGCGCCTGATGGGGCGTTGACTGGTGACAAGCTGGTTGAAGACACCTCTAACGGGTCTCATTTAATTCGTCAATCTGTTACAGGTCTTACTTCAGGATCAACACTGACTTTAAGTGTCTATCTGAAAGCAGCAGAACGCACAACCGCACAAATTTACTTTAACGATAACGCCTCTACAGCCAACAGGGTTCAAGCAGATTTCAATTTATCTTCTGGAACTACAAGTTCGGCTACAAACTTTGGTACTTTTACTGGGGCTTCGTCTTCAATTACATCTGTAGGAAATGGCTGGTATCGCTGTACGATAAGCGGTGTTGCAGTGGGCGTAACTGCTGTGGGAAATCGTGTAATTATTGGCACAACCACCTACACAGGCGATGGCTACAGCGGCATCTACATCTGGGGCGCTCAACTGGAAGCCGGAGCATTTGCCACCAGCTACATCCAAACAGTGGCTTCACAGGTCACACGGGCTGCTGATGTTGCAAGCATGACGGGTACTAACTTCAGCAGTTGGTATAACGCTGGCGAGGGGACTTTGTATGGTGAATACGCCAATTCAGTTACCCCCGCTGGTGGCGTAGCCCGCCGTATAGCACACGTCTCTGACGGTACAGACAACAACAGAATTTATACCGCATGGGGTGAAACAACAGGAAGATCTTTGCTTGTCAGTACAGCCAATGGCGTGTCTCAGGCTTCTATTGCTGGAACTGCTATGTCTGCTTCTGGCGGCAAAGTGGCTGGCGCGTACAAAGTAAATGATTTTGCGGTTTCAGCAAACGGACTTTTAACTGGGACGGATGCAGATGGCATTATTCCTTCTGTAAACGTCTTACACATTGGGACAAGCGCAGTCGGAACTTCTTCGCATTATTTGAATGGCTGCGTCAAGAAGATCGCCTACTACCCAAAGCGAATCGCCAACGCAGAACTGCAAGGCGTGACAACCGTCTAAGGAAACGAACATGACTGACCTTTACCTTTCATTCCCTGACGAAGCCGCTGCCAAGGCAGTGCTGTACCGGATTGAGGGCGCTGTCGAGGCCAACGCCGAGATGGGCGTCGAAGCCAAAGAAGGCTACGAGGTTGCCAACTTCGCCAACACCGACACCATCGGCGTGATTTACAAAGATGAACAGCCGATCCCAGGCTGGCATGTGAATGTGCGCCTGGTCGATGGCGAAGACGGCAGCACGCTCGCACCCTTTGCCGTCACACCCACAACACCACTTCGCATCTGGGGATAAGCCATGCCATCACTGATTGGAAACAAACCGAACCAGGTTCCGCTCAACGCAGACTTAGGGCCGCACGCATTCCTTGACCGCCCGTACCGCAAGGTGCAGCGCCAGCTGGCCACCGCGAGCCAGACTGTCTTCACCATCACTGGCGGCTATGCAGCTGGGTACATCGACGTCTTTCAGAACGGCGTGAAGCTGTACTCCACCGACTTCACCGAGACCAACAGCAACACCATCACGCTGACCACTGGCGCAGCGCTGAACACAGAGATGGAGTTTGTCATCTGGTGGGCATAATTGCGTAAGTGCAGTAACCAATAGCCCCGCTGGGGCTCTAATCAGAACATCGAAAGGAGTCCAACGTGGGACGAGCAAATGAGATTGGGATGTATGAGGTAAGCGCCTACACGCCGACCTGGACTGGGTCTTCAACCAACCCAGTTATTGGCAACGGCACCATCACTGGCCGCTACAGACGCCACGGCAAGACGGTCACCGCGACCATCAACATTGCCGCTGGCAGCACTACCACCTACGGCAGCGGCTTCTGGAGCTTTACCTTGCCCTTCACTGCTGACACCACGGTCAGCCCAATCGGCTCGGCCCAGATCCTGGACTCCAGCACCGGCACGGTTTTTACCGGCCATGTGATCCACAACAGCAGCACGACCATGGTGGTCTACAGCCACAACACGACAGCGGCTATCGGCTCCGCTGTGCCGATGACCTGGGCAAACAACGACACACTTCGCCTGACCCTGACTTACGAGGCTGCGTTATGACCACGATTAACGCAACCGAGGCAAGGCTATCCACACATGAAGAGGTGTGCTCCATACGGTATGAGCAGATCAACGCTCGGCTCAAGCGCATCGAAGGCATCTTGATGAGGACAGCCGGGATCATGCTCCTGTCAATGGCCGGGACGATCTTCAGCGCTGTTTGGATTCTCAAATGAAAGACTGGGCCGTCAGCTTCATTGCGGCGGTTCTCCTTGTTGGGATGGTGATTTGGTGCGTCAAAGTATTTGTTGAGGTACTGATGTAATGGATCCAATCACATTAGCACTTGCTGGCATGGCTGCTGTTCAAAAGACGGTTTCCATGATCAAAGAAGTCTCAGGAACAGTTGATGATGTGCGAAGTCTTGGCCCATTGCTCGGCAAATACTTTGAGCAAAAGCATGAAGTCACCAAGGCACTAGACCAAGCTAAAAGCAGTGGCGGCTCCAACATGGGCAAAGCCATTCAAATTGAACTTGATCTCAAGGCACAAAAGGACTTTGAGGAACAAGTCAAAGGTTTATTTTTCCCCAACAACATGGACGTATGGAATTCCATCATGGTTCGTGTTGCTGAGATGAATAAGCAAGACAAGATTGACGCACAGCTTGCCCGTGACCGCGCATTGAGGGCAAAGCAAGAGCGTGAAGAACTTATTGAAATCGTCATCGTGGTCGGTGGCGTAATGCTTATTTTTCTTTTGGTGGGCTTTGGGGTCTACCTTGTCATGGCTGCAAGGAGTGCATAAATGTTGTCTCTCATATCAACCCTTGGTGGTCTTCTGATCTCTGGTCTACCCAAGCTGCTGGAATACTTCCAGAACAAGGCCGATCAGAAACATGAGCTGGCGCTGGCCCGAGTCCAGACCGAGCGCGAACTCCAGCTTGCCGCAGCTGGCTTCGCTGCCCAAGCCCACATTGAAGAAATACGCACAGAGCAAGTGGCAATGCAGGCCGAGGCGCAGATGACAGAGGCTGCATTGGCGCACGATGCCAAGGTACTTGAGAAGGCCAGCACATGGGTGTCCAACTACGTTGGCACTGTGCGCCCCACGGTGACCTACATCTTCGTGATTGAGCTGGTGCTGATCAACATCTTCATGGCTTGGTATCTGTACCAGCACCCAACGCTGATCAACAGCATTGATGATGTGATCCGCTACTCCGACCTGATCTTCAGCTCTGATGAGATGGCCATGTTGGGTGGCATCATCGGGTTCTGGTTCGGCTCGCGTAATTGGGGCAAGAAGTGAAATTGAGCAAGGCAGGTGCTGATCTCATGCACCGCTTTGAAGGGTGCCGCAACAAACCGTACCTGTGCCCGGCGCACATCTGGACGATTGGCTATGGCCATGTCTTGTACCAGGAACAGATCAGGCTGCCCATGGTGCGCGTTGAAGGCAAAGACACCCCCATGATCCGCAAAGAGATGCCATTGAAACCGGAGGACAACCGTGTCTGGACGAAAACTGAGATCGACGAACTATTCCGCACTGATGTCGGAACTTTTGAACGGGGTGTTCTTCGTCTTGTTCCCGGTGTGGCTGGGCGTCAAGGCAGCTTTGACGCTCTGGTCAGCATTTCCTACAACTTCGGACTAGGCAACCTCCAGCGAAGCACCATCCGCATGAAGGCCAACCGGGGCGACTGGGAGGGCGCTGCCGAGGCTTTCATGGTTTGGACAAAGGGCGGCGGCAAAGAGCTGCCCGGCCTGGTCAAAAGACGCAAAGCCGAGCAAGAGCTTTTCCTTACTGAGCTGCGCCAAGAGCCTTGAGCCGCTGGCTGTACGCTGCTGTGTGTCTGATGCGCTTGACCATATCAACCTGCTGCAACGTGTCGGCGTTTGTTTCCTTGAACTCGCGCAAGATGGTCATGCGCTCGCGTGCTGGCCGCTTGCCTGCCCTGGCGATCTTGTCGGCCATGTCCTCATAGGCGTCTTGCCATTCGTCCAGGCTTGCATGCACGCTGGTGGGCGTAGTCTTGCCAGGCACGAACACCGCGAAGCCATCGCCCACCACCATTGGCTCTGGCACCCAAGGCTCATCGTCCTCACCTGGCACGCGCTCTGGCATCTCGGCCACAGGTTCTGTCACCTGCGCGACCTCTTGGATGTCCACCACTTCGGTGCCAGGTAGCACTACGTCCACGACATCAGGCTCGCTGACTTCCAGAGCTGGCGCCGGCGGCGGGGCCACCATGTCCAGCGGGTTGGCTGGCTTGGCCACCGGCCTGGGCTTGGCTTCGTCTGGGTAGTCCTGCGCCTCCTCGGCGGTGATCAGACCCTTGAGCACATCGGGGAAGGCATCGCGCAGTGCGAACCCGCGAGCTCGCATCTGCATCATGCGCTTGGGGTAGGCTGACCATGGGCCACCCTTGCCCCACAGCCCGGCACGCTTGGCATCCTCGACACTGAACTTGGCGGTCACCGGCTTGCGCCCCTTGCGCTTGGCCACGCAGACGGCCACCGGGTTGGGCGTGCCCTCGCCCTCAAAGTATTCCTCGACATCCTCGCAGACGCTGCTGGCCTGCACCAGGGCCATGGCTGCGTCACCGTAGACGCTGGGCTTGCCATTGATCACAGCGATGTTCTGGAGCGCCTGCATGGGTGCCAGCCCCATCTCATAGCCCCATTGCACGCAGACCAGGATGTCCTGGGGTTTGCCCTGGTAGGCCTTGGGCACCATGCTGGAGTTGGCCAGCATGTCAGAGAACTGGATCGCCTCGGTGAGGGTGGCTGGGGCAAAGCCCCGGTTAGTGGTGGTCAACTGCATTTGATTCTTTCTCGGACAGGTAGGTTTGCATGGTGGTGAAGATGAGCTCGGCCATCGCGTCAACGAAGTCCTCGGCTTGATCCTCGGTGGAATCGGTCGCATTGAGCAGGGCCACAACGGCCTGGTCATACGCAGCCCTGATGGCGGGCTTGTCGGGCAGGTTCATGGCTGCAGCTCCTTGATCGACAGCGTGCTCTGGCGCACAGAGTAGGGTTCCTTGGCAGGGATCAATCGCTCCGCTTGGGCTTTGTAGTTGCGCATGGGCCAGTTGATGACAAACTGCCCTGCCCGGCCACGCTCGGCCTGACCCAGCTGCTCCTTGATCAGCTTCTCTGCGGTTTCGATGCTGGCCTCGGCTGCCCTGATCGCGGCCTTGTTGGCCACGATACCTGCGGCCAAGTCGGCCACCTTGGCGTCGAGCTCGACCTCTTCCTTGGTGGCAGCCATCGGGTAGATCCGATCCAGCTCCTTGCTGCTCGCGGGTGGATACCAGTCGATGGCCCCGCTCTCCCGGTAAGTCTGCAGCTTGTGCTCAAAAGCCAGCACCGCCTTGATGATCTCCTTCTGGGTGTCGTGATGGGGCGCAAACAGAAACACCCGCAGCTCGATGCCCTGGTAGAGCACACAGACCGCACCCCAGCGGTGGCCGGTGACCAGCATCTGGCCCTGCAGCTGGATCGGGCCACGGGCAAGGTGCGGCACATCCTCGGGCATGGCTTTGGTGAGCTTGGCCTCCAGCACGCCAGGGCCACTGAGCACGATGGACTCCTGGCCGACCACATACAGACCCTTGTCGGGGTCGGTGAAGACCTCCTGGCCGATGCCGTAGCCAACCCCGTCCAGGCTGCACGAAAGCGCGAAGCTGCGGTGGGTGTAGGCTTTGCCGATCTGGGTGTCGAACTGCTCGATGCCAAGCCGCTTGGCTGCCTCGGTCAGGATCACCGGCTCCAGGGTGTTGCCCCAGCCCATGGCCTCATTGCCGATGTCGGGGCGCTCCTTGCCGTCGATGGCGTTGATCGAGAACTGCAGCTCATCATTGGGCGTGCTGTACTTGCTGAAGCCCATCAGGCCTGGAAGGCGCGATGCGCTCATCTCTTTGTCGTCTGTCAGTTTGCCTGCCATTTCTTCACTCCTTGTTTGTGGCTAGGGAATAGACGCGCACCACACGGGCGTGCGCCTGGGGATGGGTGGCCTCGGTGAGACCAACCTTGCGGAACTGCTTGGTGCGGAAGACCGCCCCCAGAACAGATGGATGGACACCCGGCGGCACTTCAATGAAGGCGCGGATGTCGTTGATGGAGACCTGGCCCTGCTGCTTGCAGACAAGCACGGCTAGTGCCCGGCAGCGCTCCAGGAACTGGTGGTCGCGCTGCTCAAAGATGTCGAGCTGGCGCTCGCGGATGTCGCGGCCAGCGGAGAGGTTAGGAGCCAGCATCGTTGCGCTCCTTGTTCTTCATCCGCTTGACGGTCTGCTGGGCCTTGAGCTCGGCCTCGCGCTCTTGCTTGGGAATCCAGCCGAACTTGCGCCAAGTCGCCTCGATGTCAGTCGATGCGGCGTTGGTGTAGTCGAAGCCCTGCAGCAGGTGCTTGGTGGGGGTGGTGATCTTGACAGCCATGGATCACCCCGTGATGATGATCAACAGGGCGATGCACGCCAGGAATGCTGCGGCTGCAGCAACCCTCTCTCCGAGGGTTTCCTCTTGCTCTACTGACCCCCAGATGTAGTGTCTGTGCGGGTCATTGACGCTATA